ATCCGGCAGTGCGGCTGGCATTTCCTGGAGCTACCTGCCATTGCCATCGCCGATGCGAAGATTCAGATCGCTCAGCATAGGTACTTCCACCGACGTGTAGGAGATGTCCTGCATCCCGCGCGGGAGGGTAAGGAGGTTCTTGATGGCATCAAGGCCGAGATTGGGAGCCTCATGTTCTCCGCCCAATACCAGCAGCGGCCAGTGCCGCTCGAGGGCAACTTGATCCGGAGGGAATGGCTCCGGCAGTACGATAGCTTACCGGTGCGGGGACCGCGCAGCCGTGTGGTCCAGAGTTGGGACACTGCCTCGATGATCGGTGATGGGAACGACTTTTCCGTTTGCACCACCTGGCTGGTCAATGCCAGCGACTATTATTTGATCGATGTTTTTCGCGGTCGCCTCCAATACCCGGATCTCCGCCGCAAAGTCGTAGGCTTGGCCGCGCAACACGGCGCCGGAACTATCCTGATTGAGGACGCTGGACCGGGCATGATGCTCCTGCAGGACCTGCAACGAGAGCCACCCCAGGGTATGGCGCGGCCTATTGGGATTAAGCCGGAGGGCAGCAAAGCTGACCGGATGGCAACGCAGTCGGCGAAAATCGAAGCAGGACACGTTCATTTGCCGAGTGTGGCTGAGTGGCTCGACGACTTTCTTCTGGAAGTGTTGGCGTTCCCAAAAGGGAGGCATGATGATCAAGTCGACAGCATCTCGCAATTCTTAAACTGGGCGTCTAAGCGCTGGTTGTTTGAGGACGACGTCCCTCTGAATCTTGTCCAGGTCAGATGCGAGGGTGATGACTATCCGAGAGCTGGCAGGATGTGGTGACTCGGCGGAGCGCGACTGTCGCCGCTCGGGGATAAGATCAGTCGCATGGCGGTCGCTTCGGTCGAAGATAGAGGCTGGACCGGTGTAGGCTGCCCGACCTGGAATCCGAGCTGTTCGCCTTCCCCTCCGTCATGACGATCAGTGCGATTCCATCAGCCTGGTACTCAACGATGAAGGGCTCGGCCCCTTGCTCTGGATGACCAAGGAAAATCTCGCGAGACTTCGCCCGGAAATTGAGAAGGTGCCGCGTCGGCGCCACTTGGGCGCAAAAACCGCGCTGTCGGCTGTTGCTGCCGCAAGAAGTCGTAGGATTGCTCGACATTCCGCTCGACTTCTGCGCCGAAAGGAGCGTGTGTGGTGGCGTTGAGGGCGCCGTCGCGCGGCGGCCCCCACCTCCCCCTCGCCTCGCCCATTCGCGGGGCTCGTGGCAGTGGCAGCACGTGATGCTGTCGTTGATACGAGGAGGGCCGGATGGCCACCAGCAAGCAGAAGTCGAAATTTGCGAAGCGCACCGCAAAGCCGTCTCGCGGTATCAAGCGAGCGCCCAAGGCTCTACGTCCAACCAAGACTACGACCAAGCCAAAAGCGGCAGCACAGGCCGTGTCAGCACAGTCGGGCAGCGGGTCGCCCTCGAAGCAGGACACCGTGCTGGCCATGTTGCGGCAGGCCAAGGGCACGACGATTGCCGCCATCATGGAAGCAACCGGCTGGCAGCCGCATTCCGTGCGCGGCTTCTTTGCCGGCGTGGTCAAGAAGAAGCTCAAGCTGAAGCTAGATTCCGAAAGGGTGGGCAAGCAGCGCATCTACCGGATCGCCAAGACCGGGATCTCGTCATGAGGGACGAACGCCCGGGCGCAGCTGGGTGGGCCGCCGATCCGGCGGTCGAGGCCGAGCTGGAGCGGCTGCCCAAAATGCCAATCGCGGAGTTGCGCTGTCGTTATCGGGAGCTGTTCCGAACCGAACCGCCAAAGGCCTTCGGCCCGGATCTGCTCCGGCACAGCATCGCGCATCGAATCCAGGAGCGAGCCTATGGCGGCCTGTCGCGCGAGCACCGGCGGCTGCTGGATCAGCTGGTGAGGGCAGCTCAGGCCAAGCCGAATGGCCGGCTCGAGCTGCCCCGCCGGATCAAACCGGGCTCCGAGCTTGTGCGGACCTGGAATCGCAAAACCTATCGGGTCATGGTGATGGAGAAGGGCTTTGCCTGGGAGGGCAAGACCTTCTCCAGCCTCTCCGAAATCGCCTTTGAGATCACCGGCACCAGATGGAATGGGCCGCGGTTCTTTGGGTTGCGCTCGCGCCCAAGCCAATCAGAGGGAGGCAAGGAGAATGCGGGCTGACGACCGAAAGACCCTTCACTGCGCAATCTACACTCGGAAATCGACCGAGCATGGCCTGGAGCAGGAGTTCAACTCGCTGGATGCCCAAAGGGAGGCCTGCGAGGCCTATATCAAGAGCCAGGCGTCGCAGGGCTGGAAGACCCTGCCCCAGCACTATGACGATCCCGCCTACTCCGGCGGCAACCTCGACCGCCCTGCCTTGAAAAGGCTACTGCACGACATCGAAGCCGGCCGGATCGATGTGGTGGTAGTCTACAAGATCGATCGCCTCACCCGGTCGCTTGCTGACTTCGCCAAGGTGGTCGAGACCTTTGATGCCCGCTCGATCTCCTTTGTCGCAGTCACCCAGCAGTTCAACACGACCACCTCGATGGGCCGACTGACCCTCAACGTGCTTCTGTCCTTTGCCCAGTTTGAACGCGAGCTGGCATCCGAACGGGTCCGGGACAAGGTCGCCGCATCCCGGAAGAAGGGCAAATGGACGGGAGGAACGGTCCCACTGGGCTACGATGCAAGGGACAAGAAGCTTGTCGTCAACAAGGCAGAAGCCGAGACAGTCCGGACGATCTTCCGCCGTTACCTGGAGCTCAGATCCTTTGGCCGCCTGGTCGCTGACCTCGACCAGCGGGGCATCATCACCAAGCGCCGAAACACGAAAGTCGCCAAATACAATGGCGGCATTCCCTTCACCTACGGTCCCCTCGCCTACTTCCTCAAGAACCGGGTCTATCTCGGCGAGGTCCATCATGGCGGCAAGTGGTTCAAAGGCGAGCACGAGGCGATCGTGGACCAGCAAACCTTTGAGCGAGTGCAATCGCTGCTCAAGGCCAACGTCGTCAAATGCAAGACGACATATTCGGAGAGTGGCGCCCTCCTGAAGGGAAAACTCTTCGACGACAGGGGCAATCGCATGGGCCCGAGCTTTTCCAGCAAGAACGGGGTCCGGTACCGTTTCTATGTCAGTACGGCCCTGCGTGGCCGCAAGCACAAAGCTGGTTCAGTCACGCGCGTAGCGGCCAGCGAGATCGAAGGCATCGTCTCGGAAGCCGTTCGGCAAAAACTCGACTTGCCGGGGACATCTGACGACGCGATCGCAGACCAGATCGAGCGTATCGTTCTCGGCGAAACGCTCGTCCGCATCACTCTCAAAAGTGAAACAGCCACTGCAAGTAGCGGTTTACCCACGACAATCGAGGTCCCCTGGACACGAACCAAAGTAAGCCAGACCCACTTGCTACCTTCGCCAGATTGCACACCCGACCAAAAGCTCCTTCAAGCCGTCGTGCGCGCCCACGCATGGCTGGCCGAACTCAAAAGCGGGCGCTCCTCGTCGATTGAAGGGCTCGCGACCAACACAAAGCTGCACCCGAAAGTCGTACGGCAGGCGCTGCGATTGGCGTTTCTCTGGCCTGGACTAACGTCCGCGATCTTAGAAGGCAATCAACCGGGGCTAGCGTTGAGACAGATACCCAAACGGCTGCCTCTACCCTGGACTGCGCGCCGGTAGCCGCTCAAGCGCACCACCGGACGAATCTGCGATAGCCGCTTTTGATCCTTAGCCGACTAGCGCCACGAACCATGTCCGGTCCTGGGGGCAAATCGGACTCTTGGTGTTATAGGGTAGAACTTCCGCTTTTGACCCAAAGATGGGGTAATCGGCCGGCCCAGCTTGTGGATAGCTGAAGATTTTGGGTGCTGCGCTTCAGGCTGATGGTGAAACGAGGTCCGTGGTGACGGCCTCAAGCATCAGAAGGAGAAGCGCAGCATGGACCATTTTGCCGGATTGGACGTATCGGTCAAGGAGACGAGTGTCTGCATTGTAGATGACACGGGCAGGATCGTGCGGGAAGTGAAGGTAGCGAGC